ACAATCAATTCGTTTAACCTTCCTACAGAGGTTAAACGATTGATTGATAAGCACTTGATTTTTTTTACTTTGATATATGCGTATTTTTTAGCTTTTTGTTTTTGCATATCTGCTTATTTAGAATCATTATAAAATAGGTTTTTAATTGCATTTTCTTTGTTAAAATGTCGCTTTTTATATGACTTTTTCGTATCTTTAAGTAATTAATAATCAATAAATTATGTCTTATGAACACAGTAATTAAAACGCCTAAAATGGCGAACGAAGAAAAAAAGGTTTTAATGCTTAACCCTGCCGGAACCGGCAAAAAAGATGCTATTGTTGAAACTCAAAAAGAGGTTAAAAAAGAGAATGCTCCAGGCGTTTCTTTAGAACTTCAAAAAGAGGAGAAAAAAAGCACCGAAGCAATTATAAAAAACTTTGCGCCAAGCGCAGAGGAGCGAATTAAAAACGCTGACAATTTCAAAATTTTAACGAATAAGTTTGCGCACTTGAAAACCAAAAGCGATGAATTGAAACGCTTCAAGATTTCGAGCGATGGAACCAAAGAAAAAATTTATTTGGAAAATGCGGAAGGCTTCAAATTTGAGGTTTCAAATTCAAAGATTGTGGATGCTACTTTAAATCTTTTGGAGACTACGCTCGAAGAAATTTTAAGCAACACCGAAAAACAAGTACAAGAATTTATTATTTAATTAACCAAAATGAGAAAGCCACTTTGTCGAGAAGTGGCTTTTAAATCCTAAAAGTAAGTATATGACACTCACAACAATTAAGACAGACAAATCTAAATTATTTTTATTGTCCGAGCAAGTAAAAAGACACTTAAACGAAAAAGGTTTTTTAAAACTTTTCAACTATTCCGATTATGAATATTTTAAAGGAAAAGTAAAAGGAACAGCCAATAAAGCGCAAGAAATTGCAAACCTATTTATTGAAGAAAACCAAACAACCAACGAAAGCGATTTACATGAGTACATTTTTTAATATCAGGAAATTAACGGTTTCCTCGCAGTATGTTAAAAATATGTGGAAAAAACAAACCGTTTCGCCAAAACTCACCATTTCGGGAGTTTGGATGCAAAAAGCAGGTTTTGAAATTGGCGAAAAAGTAACGGTTTCAGTAAGTAAAAATTTATTAATCATAACAAAATTAGAAGAATGACACCAAAACAAGAAGAACACCAAATAAAAAAAAGAGCTTTAATTGAACTTTCAAAAACGGCTAAAATGATTCAAGCCATTGACCCCGACGAGCGAAACATTAACAGTATTTTAATTGATGATTTTTACACAGATGATAAAAATCAAGAGTTTAACACCTTTCACGACTGGATAAAAAAAGGAAAGAAAGTAAAAAAAGGAGAAAAAGCCTTTTTGGTTTGGGGAAGAAAACGCAAAAACACCCAAGACCAACCAACGGCAGAACCAAAGAGCGCCGACGAAAAAGAATTTTCTTTTTATCCAATATGTTATTTATTTTCTAACGCCCAAGTTGAAAACCGAAATGTTAAAAACTAGGGATGTACCAAGCGAGTTGAAAGATTTCAACTCGCTTTTTTCTTCGTTCAAATATAAATACGATTTATATAGTTTGTACGATGATTTGCTAACAATTATTATTTGTTGTTTGGCCAGAGAAACGGAAGAGGATTTGTATTTTAAAACAATAAAAAAATATAGCAAAGAAGAGTTAAACAACTTCGCCCGCTTGTTTTCTGAACTTTTTTTAATTTATGAAAAAGCAAAATTTGCCGAACGCTGGACTGATCCTTTAGGTACGTATTATGAAATTTTGGCAAGCAATTCAAAAAAAAGCACATTTGGCCAATTTTTTACACCCTCGCCAATTTGCGATTTAATTTCTAAAATGACCATTGGACCCAACGAATGGGGAAAAAATATAAACGAGCCTTGCTGCGGAAGTGGGCGCTTTATTTTGGCAGCAAACCACCAAGCAAGCGGAAACTATTTTGTGGCGCAGGATTTAGATTCCATTTGCTGTAAAATGACTGCAATTAATATGTGCCTGCACGAAATAAGAGGAGAAGTCCACAATATGGACACTATAAGAATGGCAGACCTCAGAATATCATATAGTATCAATTATGATTTTCACAAGCACAAAACCCCTTTAATATTAATAATACGCCCTAATTAAGGGCGTTTTTTGTGTAAAAAAAAATCGCCCTTGCGGGCGGTTTTGGTTTGTTCCGGGCTCTATTTTAGTTTTTTTTTAGTTTGCCATGGCTTTTTTTAGGAAACATTACCCAACACTTGGCGCACTCAAAGTACTTTGTTTGCGTTTTAGCGCAAGCTTAACCCATTGTGGCCTAAAGAAAAAATACTTAACGCCATCGCTCATATTTGTGGAAAGCATTGGCAATTTTTTGGCTGGCAGTTTTTCTGAAGACTTGTCTTTATGAATTGTTTTACTGCCGTTTGTTTTTATTTTTATTTTAATTTTTGCCAGTTCCATCGAGCTTTTTAATTCACGGCATCCAAACTTATCAATTTTTACCACCGGTAAATTTGGCTCGTAACCGCCTAAAATGGTTTTCATAAAATTATATTCTTCCTCTTGCATAATGGTTGCTTGGTTCCGGCTCATTAGCTTAACGGTCCAGCCTGTTGAAATACCATCTTTAAATTCAATAAAATCGGCAAGCTCGCTTACCCAGTCACGGCGTATTTTTGAATACTGATTCCCGGAGCGGTCATAATACAAATTCAATATTTTGTTTTTATGATGCTTATAAAATTCGGTAAATTGTAAAGCCAGCTCTTTACTGCTTTCAGGCGGAAGCGTAAAAAAGTTTTTTAGCAAATACACATAATTGCCAATTTCCTGCCCGGTAACCATAGAACACATATCGCCAAAATCAACACCGGCATCAAGCTCGCGATTGTGATCTACATAACGCAACGCCAAAGAACTTTGTTCAACGGCATCACCAATTTTAAATTTATCGTAATAGGATTGAATAATACCATCATCATAAAAATGATGTTCGCCCAAATTCATATAAAACCGTTCTCCTTTTTTTATACTTGGCCTTAAACTTACAATGGCGCTTTTAAATTCTTCAACGCCTAAAGCTTCCAAAGAATCTTTAAAAAAGCCCGGCGTTAAAATATCAACATTGGCAAACGAAGAAACCACATAAAATAAGGTGGAATCTTTTCGCACGCGCACCCAATCCACCATCCAACGAAACAATTGCTTTTGCAACAATTTCACTTTTGTATAATCCCTATCCTGGAGCGCATTGTACAATTCTCTTTTTACTTTGTTTAAAGTAATGCCAACACTTAAGCAATCTTTTATTTGCTGTACTTTCATTTCCTTTTCACGGTCATAAATCCAGTCAAAATCGCCTTCTAAAACATTTGGCATATCGGTAGTGGCAGTCATTCCGCGGTAATAAACCGAATGTCCAAATAGCGGATAGCCACGCAAAGCCGGCATTAATTTTTTTAACTTATGAAAATCCTGATTACGGGCTTCATCCACAAAACCGTGCTGATAACTATTTCCTGCCGCCGATGTTGGCACATCCAAACTAACTAAAATAAAAAGGTTTCCGTATCTGGTAGAAATGGTATGCTTGTAAGTTTCGGGCTGTTTGTAGGGTAATTTAAAATGTGCAGGCGGCGGCTGGTCGGTCACGAAATCAATACCTTCTTTCCATCCTTTTCGTTTCCATCCCTCGATTAACGAAGGAACAATGTTTTTAAGCGCGTTGGTATAGGTATCTGAAGAAAAGAAAAAATAAGCGCCTGGCATATCTTCACCTATTTTCATCGATCGCTCCGCAACAATATCAGTGGTTTTTGCGCCACCACGGCCCACAATTAAAAATAAGTTTTTAGGCGCAATCAAATCTACCATCATTTTTAACCAAGAGGCAAACCTGACTTCAATATGATCGTTAATCTTTACGTGCGTTTTCCGACTCATCAGGAAATAGTATTAGGTCTTCAATTAAAGATTCCCGGTAAATCATTTTGCGCTCTTTCTCTGTAAGCTCGGGGTAGTTATCAACTTGTTCTTTTAAGGCGATTCTGTTAATTGGATCCATTCCTGCCTCAAGCGCATCGGTAGTGTAAAGCACATATTGTTTTTTCATCCATTCTTCCGGAATAAAAGCTTTCTTTTCTTTGTCGCCACCACGAACAATCCAAGCATCTTTAATCATAGAAACCAACGCTTTGGCATCTTTCACATCATTAATCACCATTTCAGCAATGGCAATTACACGGTCAATTTTATCGGCATAAACATTGCTTTGCGCCTGTTGAGACAGTTGCGTGCTTGCATAGAAATACTCCAGTGCGTTATAATATAAATTTGTTGCTACGTGCCGACTTAAAGAATGCACCTTGATAAAGTGCTTTAAAATAGATTCTTTTGTACCATAATCTAAGGCACGTAAATGCATAGAACGTACCTGATCCATAAAATCTAAGTACACCACGATTTTCTCGGGTGCTTTTTCCGGATCTCCGTTATCTATAAAATCATAGATATCGGACAAACGCACTGATTTTATGAGGTCGTTTTTATTCATTGCTTAAATTGAAATTTTAATTTTTCTTTTTTCAATATGAAAATCAGACCTTAAATTTTTTCTCGCAATCCGGGCCATTTGTTTGTCTTGAAATATCGCGGCATCTCTTTTTTTAGCGGAAACAGCATCTTTTCCTTCAATCATAAATCCGATATAATATTGTTTTTTCTCAAACTCCTTATATACCAATACATACACTTCTTTCATAACATTTAACATTTAACTTTTAACATTTAACATTTAACCCTCGTTTAAGATTCTCATTTTATGATTATCAAACAATCTTTTGTCCTGCGCTTTTTTGTGTTCCTGGGCGGCTGTAATGTTGCCCGTTTTGGCATTTTCAAGCAGTTTGTTGTCAACTTCAAAAGAAGCTGTTAAAACGCCTTTGTTATAATGAAATTTAACCAGACTGTCGGGCTTGTGAAATTGCCGCATAAATTCCTTTTCGTCGGCATCCAAATAAATGGCAATTTCCCTGGGCGCATAATTGCACGCAGCCAAATCCTCAATAGTTTCGTACTGTTCTTGGGATAACTTTAATTCTATGACTTGCAAATAGTCCATTATCTATTTTTATCAAATAAAAATAGGATTTGCAAAATACCGTACATAACTAAGGAATAAATAATAGCTACGCCAGTAACGTGCCACCAAAATTTACCAACAGATATTTCCGTAGATATAGTGACATAATCAAAATAGGTCATTAAAAATAATGCAAAGCCTAATGTGATCAACATTGAGCCTATCATAAAAGCAAAAAACACTTTTATGTTTTCAGTTGTAAAAATTTTTTTAAGTTTTTTCATAATTTTATAATTGTTAGGTTAATTTTTTAATTTATTTTGCATTGTAAGTACATACAATTTCACATTCCTTAATTTCTTCCGTCCATATTACTTTCACTCCAAAAACTCTAGGCTCACATCCAAAAATAACGGACCATTGTCCTATATTACGAGCCTCTGCAGATAAACGAACTTTAATTGAGGAATGTAACATCACATTATCTGGCGCAAGTCTTTCTTTATTGTTTCTTTGCGCTTTTTTTATTTCCCACCAAATAGATTGTATATCAATAATAAAAGGAGCGGGACTACCTGATAACTTTTTATCTTCTATTATTTGGCAATCTCTTTCAAACTCATCTACAACTTTTTTAATCGCAGCAAGTCGGTTTTTTAAATCTTTGATTGTTTCTTTCATTTTTTATAATTGTTTTAGGTTAACCTCTTAATCGTGCTTCTGTAAATAATGTTTTTCTAAAATCGAACAGTCCTTTGCTGTTGGCAAATAAATACTGTTCGTAATGCGCATTTGATGCCCAATTTCCCGAGCCTTCAACCACGTAATAATTTGAAGCTGTTTGCATCACACAAACTTTTGCGTG